GCTAAAATATCAAGTTTAATTAATTCATATAATTATTATTTACAAATGATAAGAGATGTGACTGGATTAAACGAAGCAAGAGATGGTTCAACACCAGATAAAAATGCTTTAGTAGGATTGCAAAAAATTGCTGCTGCAAATTCAAATACAGCAACAAGGCATATATTACAAGGTGGATTATATCTTACGTTAAAAACAGCTGAAGCAATATCACTTAGAATATCAGATGTATTAGAATTTAGTCCAACACGAAAATCTTTTATACAAGCTATAGGCAGATCGAATGTAGGAGCTTTAGAAGAAGTTAAAAAATTGCAACTTCATGATTTTGGAATTTTCTTAGAATTAACACCTGATGAAGAAGAAAAACAATTACTTGAAAACAATATACAAGTGTCTCTTCAAAAAGAACAAATTAATTTAGAAGACGCAATTGATATTAGAGAAATAAGAAATTTAAAACTAGCTAATCAATTATTAAAATTAAGAAGAAAACAAAAGTTTGATAAAGACAGACAGCTCCAGCAAGAAAATATTCAAATGCAGACGCAATCTAATGCGCAAGCAGCACAGGCAGCTGCTCAAGCTGATATTCAAAAGCAACAAGCAATAACTCAAAGTAAAGCTCAGTTAGCACAGGTTGAAGCGCAGTTAGATGCTCAAAAACTAGAAAGAGAAGCTGAAATTAAAATGATGCTGATGCAAAAAGAGTTTGAAATGAATATGCAACTTAAAGACGCTGATTTAAATGTAATTAAAGATAAAGAGAAGTTTAAAGAAGATAGGAAAGATGAAAGAACAAAAATACAAGCTTCACAACAATCTGAATTAATAGATCAAAGGAAAAACAATAAACCACCAAAAAAGTTTGAATCAGCAGGATTTGATAACTTGGGAGGATTTGGCTTAGAGCAGTTTGAGCCTAAATAAAAACTGCAAACACATTTTTATAATATTTTATCATGGAAGAAAACAAAGACGTCGTAGTTGACGAAACACCAACTGCTGCAGAAAAGGAAGAAAAAGTACTTGAAGCAGCAGGACAAGACACGGGTAAAACCGAAGACGGTATGTATAAAGTTGATTTAAGCAAACCGGTAGAACAAGAAACAGAACCTGTTCAAGAAGAAAAGGTTACTGAAGAGGTTCAAGAAGAAACTCAATTAACCTTAGAAGAGGTAATTGAAGAAGAAACAAAAGAGGAACCTAAAGAGGAAGTACAGGATTTACAAGACAAAGTAGAAGAAGCTGTACAAACCTCACAAGACACAGGAATAGAATTACCAGAAAACATTCAAAAAGTTGTAGACTTTATAAATGAGACTGGTGGAACGTTAGAAGATTATGTAAAAATTAATCAAGATTATTCTAACATCGATGAATCTACTTTGTTGTATCAATATTATAATCAAACTAAATCACATCTTACTAAAGATGAAATTGATTTTTTAATTGATGATAATTTTTCAGTTGATGAGGAAGTTGATGAACAAAGAGATATTAAGCGTAAAAAACTCGCTTATAAAGAAGAAATTGCAAAAGCCAAAAGCTATTTAGAAGGATTAAAGGACCAATATTACAAAGAAGTCAAGTTGGGTTCTAAGTTAACCGATGATCAACAAAAAGCAATTGAGTTTTTCAATACTTACAACTCTGAACAATCAGAACAAGCAAAGCTACAAGATGAGCAAGTGAATCATTTTAATAATGAATCTAAAAAAGTTTTCAATGACAATTTCAAAGGTTTTGAATTTGAAGTAGGCGACAAAAAGTATAGATACAATGTTAATGATAAACAAAAAGTTTTAGATAAGCAAGCAAATATATTAAACGTGCTAGATAAGTATATCAGTAAAGATAATATGTTACAAGACGCTAAAGGTTATCATAAAGCACTCTTCGTTGCAGACAATGCAGATGCAGTTGCAAATCATTTTTACGAACAAGGTAAAGCTGATGCTATAAAACAGTTAAATGCAGATTCAAAAAATATAAATATGGATCCGCGTAAAACTGGCACAGTTGAAACTGGGGGAGTAAAAATAAGAGCAATTTCTGGGGATGATAGTTCAAAGTTAAAAATTAAACTTAGAAAATAACTTTAAAAAAATAAATAAAAATGGCAGTAATAACTCCAACGGGTGGTACCAATTTAAACGCGGTACCAGCTCCAGTTAAACAAACGCTAGCAACAAACTACCTATCATTTACAGGTGGTGCTAACGATTGGTCACAGCAGTACTTACCAGATTTATACGAAGCAGAAGTTGAAAGATATGGAGACAGATCTATCGCTAGCTTCTTACGAATGGTAGGTGCAGAAATGCCTATGACTTCTGATCAAATCATTTGGTCTGAGCAAGGTAGACTACACTTAACGTACACAGGTGCATTAAACACAACATCAGGTGTTGTAAGTAACATTAATGCTTCAGGTGCAACTCACGCAATAAGAGTAGGGCAAACAGTAAAAATAAAGGGTGTTACATCTGGTAAAGTTGCTAACGCATACGTGTCAGCAATCGCAGCAGACAACACTACTTTTACGCTTAAAAGATACGATAAAGCATTATTTAGTACAGCTCCAGCATTTACAGCTAATGAGGTAATAACAGTATTTGTTATTGGTTCTGAATTTGCAAAAGCTACGAACGGTATGACAGGTGCAGTAACGCCATCTTTCAAGTCGTTTACAAACAAACCAATCATCTTAAAAGATAAGTATGAGATTTCAGGATCTGATGCTTCTCAAGTAGGTTGGGTTGAAATTACAGGCGAAAACGGACAATCAGGTTACTTATGGTACCTAAAGGCAGAAGGTGATACAAGAACTAGATTCGAGGATTACTTAGAAATGTCTATGGTAGAAGGTGAATTAGCAGTTGCAAACTCAGGTGCAGCTAGTGTTACTGGAATAGGTGGTACTGAAGGTTTATTCGCAGCAATCGAAGATAGAGGTCACGTAACTGCAGGTGTTGATGGAAACACAGCGGCTGAAGATTTAGCTGACTTCGATGAGATTCTTAAGAAATTAGATACGCAAGGTGCGATCGAAGAAAACATGTTATTTGTAAACAGAGATGTTGCATTAAACATTGACGATATGCTAGCGGCTCAAAATTCTTATGGTACAGGTGGTACATCTTACGGTGTTTTCTCAAACAGCGAAGATATGGCACTTAATTTAGGTTTCTCTGGTTTCAGAAGAGGTTCTTATGACTTCTACAAAACAGACTGGAAATACTTAAATGATATTACAACAGGTGGTGCATTCACTAACATTAGAGGTGTAGTGGTACCTGCTGGAACATCAACAGTTTACGATCAAACATTAGGTAAGAACATCAAAAGACCATTCCTTCACGTCAGATATAGAGCTTCTGAAGCTGATGATAGAAAGATGAAATCTTGGACTACAGGTTCTGTAGGTGGTGCGACTACTTCTGATCTAGACGCAATGGAGGTACACTATTTATCTGAAAGATGTTTAGTAGTACAAGGTGCTAATAACTTTATGTTATTAAACTAATCCTTATTTAATATGAGATTTCCCTGGCTTCGGCTGGGGATTCTTATATTTTTTTATTATTTAATCTTATTATATTATGGCAACAAAAGTAACAACAGCCCCTAAATGGGAGATCAAAGATAGAACATACTATCTTATAAGTGGAAAATCACCACTTACATACACAATTAAAAGTAAAAGTATATTTTGGTTTGACAAAGAAAAAGGCTTTGAAAGAGAACTAAAATACACGGTAAACCAAAAAACTTGTTTCGTAGATGAATTTAAAGGCGATGCAAGACTTGGTCATATAGTTTTTGAAGATGGTATATTAAATGTACCAAAAGAAAAACAAACTTTGCAAAAATTAATGTCATTATTTCACCCTCAAAACGGTAAAATATTTGCAGAATTTGATGCAGAACAGGAAGCAGAAGATGATTTAGATATACTTGAATTAGAAATAGAAGCTTTAATGGCGGCAAAATCAATGGATATTGATCAAGCAGAAGCTGTTATAAGGTCTGAGGTTGGATCTGAGGTATCTAAGATGACTTCTAAGGAGATTAAAAGAGATCTATTACTATTTGCTAAGAATGAGCCACAACTCTTCTTAGAACTAGCTAATGACGATGATATTAATATTAGGAACATGGCTTTAAAAGCCTCTGAACTTGGAATATTAAGATTATCTGAAGATCAAAGAACATTTAAGTGGGCAAAAACTGATAAGAAAATTATGACAGTTCCATTTGATGAACATCCTTATTCCGCTTTTACAGCTTTCTTGAAAACAGATGAAGGCTTAGAAGTTTATAAATCAATTGAAAAAAGACTAAAATAAAGTCTCATTATAGTGGTAGCCACTGTAATGGTGGCTATTATTATAATAAATAAAAAATATGGCAGTTAGTATAGATACAGTATATCAAAGAGTATTAGCTATTCTTAATAAAGAAAACCGTGGGTATGTAACACCACAAGAATTTAATTTGTTTGCAAATCAAGCACAGCTTGAAGTATTCGAACAGTATTTCTTTGACTTAAATCAATATAATAGATTACCAAAAAACGATTCTGAGTACTCTGATTTGCCAAAATTAATAAATGAAAAATTAAGTAAATTTAAAAAGTCCGCAAGTGTATCATACATGACGGACCATTTTCATTTACCATCCGATTTACATAAATTAGGAACTGTAATATATAACAATACAACACCTGTTGAACAAATTGATAAGAAAAATTTATTAGAATATCAATTA